TTCCAGCACATGGACGTCGAGATGGGCTATGCGCAGCGCCAGGCCGCCGCTGACGACACCGACGACGATCCGCCCCCTGCCCGCACTCCGGCCGCCCCTGCCGCCCCTGTGAGCCGCGGCGGCGCCGCACAGGCCCCGCAGCCTCGCGGCGGCAACGTGGTGCGCCTCACCGCGGCGCAGCGCGAGATCGCGGCGGCTTGCGGCATGACCGACGCGGAGTACGCCAAGCAGCTCCTCGCCATCCAGCGCGAAAACGGCGCGACAACCCACTGAGGATCACCCATATGGAAACCGAAATCGAACGCCGTGGCCCCGGCCGGCCGCGCAAGGAAGATGTTGCCGCACGCGCCGCCGCTCGATCCGGCCCGCTCCGGGAGCGCAAGCGCAAGGGCGGCCAGCTCAACGATCCGTTCCGCGTCGACAACATCCCGCCCGGCACATCCTACGAGTGGAAGCGCGTCACCACCTATGGCAAGAGCGATCCCTCCTACGACATCCTGATGCGCGAGCAGGGCTGGGAGCCGGTCGACGCATCCCGTCATCCCGAGCTCGTCGCCGACGGCCACAAGGGCGCCATCATCCGCGATGGCCTCATGCTCATGGAGCGCCCGATCGAACTGACGCAGGAGGCGCGCGACGAGGACCTCGCCGCCGCCCGCGAAGCGATCTCGGTCAAGAAACAGCAGCTGGGCGAAGCACCCGCAGGCACGCTGCCGCGCGATCACCAGAACGTGCGCCCGCAGCTGCGCACCACCTACGAATCGCTCCCGATCGACGACGAATAGATGGCCGCGCGTGGCATTCTCCGCACCGTCGAGGGCGGCCGGCTCATGTTCTGGTGCCCGGGCTGCAACGAGGCTCATGTCGTCACGGTGGGCGAAGGGCCAGGGCCTCGCTGGGGCTTCAACGGCGACTATGCCCGGCCGACCTTTACGCCCTCAGTTGTGGTCCAGAGCGGGCACTACGTGGCTGGACAGGAAGGCAAAACCTGCTGGTGCAAATATAACGCCGAACAGGTAGCGGCGGGAAAAAAGCCGGCACCGTTCAAATGCTCCGTCTGTCATTCATTTGTGACAGACGGTCAAATCCAGTTTCTTGCCGATTGCACCCATGCCTTGGCCGGTCAGACGGTCGAGCTGCACGCCTTCGACGAGAAATAGTTTCGTATCGCCGTGGCAGGCCGCCGCGGCTTCATCCCCGAGTAAAACTGCCGGGCCGGCAGGGAAAACTCTAAACACCCCCAGGAGCACCGCAAATGAGCAATACGTTTGCACCCTTCGGGTTTTCCCAGCATCGCGGCACCGGTTCCGCGCCGACCTACGAGCAGACCCCTCGTAGCATCGCGCTGACCGCCGGCGCCATCTATGCGGGCGACCCGGTTACCAGCCAGGCCGACGGCACCATCGCGCAGTCCGTCGCCGGCACCACTCAGATCGCCGGCATCTTCGTCGGCTGCGAGTATGTCAGCGCAACCCTCAACCGCAAGGTCTGGTCGCCCTATTGGCCGGGCTCCGGTTCCGCGCTGGCGAACACCACCGTCACCGGCTACGTCATCAACGACCCGAACGCGCAGTTCCTCTGCCAGTCGGGCAACGCCGGTTCCCCCGTTGCCGCCACCGACGTCGGCGCCAACATCAACTTCGCCATCGGCACCGGCAATGCGCTGAACGGCCTTTCCGGCGCCTATGCCAACCAGGCGACCATCGCCACCACCGCGACCCTCCCCTTCCGCATCGTCGCCGTGGTGACCGCACCGCCCGGATCGAACGGCACCGACAGCGCCTCGAACGGCAACTGGATCGTCGTTGCGTTCAACAACGTCGACACCAAGTCGCTCACCGGCATCGTGTAATAGGGGAGAACGGATATGGCTGTTAATCTCGCTGCAATCCGCGACCTCCTGCTGCCCGGGCTTCGCGGTGTCACCGGCAAATACGATCAGATCCCGGCCCGCTGGCCGTCGGTCTTCACCAAGGGCAAGTCCAACATGGCGCTGGAGCGCACCGTCTCCATGCGCTATCTGGGCCTCGCCAAGCTCAAGAGCGAAGGTGGCCAGACCTCCTTCGACAACAACGCCGGCGAGCGCTACGTCTACAACCAGGAGCACAACGAAATCGCTCTTGGCTACGCGATCACCCGCAAGGCGATCGACGACAACCTCTACAAGGCGCAGTTCCAGCCTTCGAACCTCGGCCTGATGCAGTCCTTCGCTCAGACCAAGGAAATCTTCGGCTGGAACGTGTTCAACACGGCCAACGTCTACAACCCCTCCATCGCCGGCGACGGCGTCGCGCTCTGCTCGACGGCTCACCCGATCGATGGCGGCACGTTCGCGAACACGCCTTCGGTGCAGGTCGACCTCAACGAGGCATCGCTGCTCAACGCGATGACCACGATCCCGACGACCTACCTGGACAACGCCGGTCTCAAGACCTTCGCCCGCGCGCGCAAGCTCGTGGTGCCGAATGCGCTGGAGCCGGTGGCAATCCGCCTCACCAAGACGGAATTGCGTCCCGGCACCGCGGACAACGACGTCAACGCGATCCTGTCGACCTCGGGCGGCCTGCCGGACGGCTATGTCTGCTCGGAGTTCCTCACCAGCAACTTCGCGTGGTTCCTGCTCACCAACATCGAAGGCTTGCTCTATCTCGAGCGCGTCGCCTTCGAGACCGACATGCAGGTCGACTTCACCACGGACAACCTGCTGGTCAAGGGCTACGAGCGCTACTCGTTCGGCTACAACGACCCCCGTGCCATCTACGGCGCGTTCCCGACCTCGTAACCGGAAAGGAAACAGCATGACGATCACGGCCTTTGCCGGGCCGGCGGTTGTGTTTGGCGGCGGGGTCCCTGGGGGCCTCGCAGCCGACAACAACGCCGATCGCGGCCCTTCGATCTTCGATCAGGGCCAGGCGCTGATGGACCCGCGCGGTCCGTTCGCGTACGTCCCTGGTCAGCGTGCCGGTTCCCCGGTTTACGGGTTCCTCGGCACGACGGCGATCCCGACGCTTTCCGCTGTTCCGGCCGCGCTGGCCGCCAACAACATCGCGGCATCGCAGGTCCCCGTCGCCAATACTGCGCTCACGCTCGTGTCGGCCACCGGCGCCGGCGTGACGGTCGGTCAGTCGATCCAGCGATCCGACAACAACGTGACGGTCACCGGCCTGCTGGCCCTGGATGGCCCGAGCTCCGGCAAAGCCTTCGGCCAGGGGCCGACGGGCAATGGCGGCTCGGTCTATATCTGGGACCCGACGACGCTGGTCGCCCGTGCCGTTCGCGTCGTGTCGGTCGGCAACGACAGCACGGCGACCTTCACGGTTCGCGGCTATGACATCTATTGGTATCCGATGGTCGAGACGATCACCGGCGCCAATGCTGGCACAGCCACGGGCAAGAAGGCGTTCAAGTATATCGCCTCGATCACGCCGGCGGGCACGCTGTCGGGCTCGGCGGTCACGGTTGGCACGACCGATATCCTCGGTCTGCCGATGCGGGCCGATTACTTTGGCGAGTTCGAAGCCAACGTGAACGCGACCTGGATCACCGCGTCGACCGGCTACACTGCGCCGGACGCCACGAGCCCGGCGACTGCAACCACTGGCGATGTGCGCGGCACCTATGCCCTGCAGACCGCATCGGACGGAACCAAACGTTCGATGTTCTTCTCCTCGCCCTCCGTCAACAACATCAGCTCTGCGATCGGCCTCTTCGGCGTGGCGCAGTTCACGAACTTCTGAGGATCAATCCCATGAAAGGCAAAGCAAAGCGTGCTGGTGGCGGTGTCGTCGCGAAAGACCCGTCGCCGAAGGAAGTCTACGCTGGCGGCGGCTCGAACGTCGCCAAGGAAGCCGACGAGCGCAAGGACGGCGGCCGCGTGAAGAAGAAGGAAGGGGGCAAGGTCGGGGGCAAGATGTCCAAGATGCGGCTCGACCGCCCCGGCCGCAAGTCCGGCGGCCGCGTCGGCGCTGATCGCTCCCCGCTCTCGGAAGCCGCCAAGACGACCGGCCCGAGTGCTAAGGAGGGTGACTGACTACGCCGATGGCGGAGCGGTCAAAGACAGGTGGATCGCCGGAGCTGTGAAGCATCCCGGCGCTCTGCACCGTGAGCTCGGCGTTCCCCAGGGAGACAAAATCCCTGAGAAAAAGCTCGCCAAGGCGGCTCATTCGGACAATCCGAAGCTCGCCAAGCGGGCACGCCTCGCCGAGACGCTGAAATCCTTCCACTGACATCGACGGGGGCCTTCGGGCTCCCGTTTCTCTTTCTTCATCAGCGGGTGACCCGATGAACCCTGTTTCCGTCACATACCCGGCCAGCGCGACCGGAGCGCAGACGCCGATCAGCATCGACTGGCGCATCGCGCCCGTGAATGTCGGCTATGCGGTGATCTTCAATGCCGGCGCCAGCGGCAGCATCACGGTCGACCACACCTATGACAATGTGAACGATCCGTCCGTCACACCGGTGTGGTTCTCGTCGAGCGCCATCACGGCGAACACCGAGGGCACGATCACAGTGCCGTACCAGTTCGTCAGGATCACGGTCGGCAGCCTGGCCGGCGGCACCCTGACATTCAAGCTCAATCAGGCCACCCAGATCGGCACGACCTGATGACCACGAGCGGAACGACCGCCTTCAACCCGAGCAGCGGTGAATTCGTCACCTATGCTTACGGGCTTTGCGGCATCCGGCGACCGGCCATCACGCAAGAGCATCTCGTCGATGCCCGCATGGCGGTCAACATCATGCTGGCGGAGTGGAACAACGACACTCCGAACCTGTGGAAGGTCGATGTCGTCGAGGTCGATCTGACCGAGGGCGTCGCGACCTACGACGTCGATCCCGCCACGATCATGATCCTGGACGCCTACATCCGCACCACGGACGGCGCCGGCAATCCAACCGATCGCATCATCTGGCCGATCTCGCGCACCGAATACGCCTCAATGCCCAACAAGGCGCAAGAGGGGCAACCGACGAGCTTCTGGTTCGATCGCCTGCTGGCCCCGACCATCACGCTCTGGACGGTCCCGGACGGCAACGGCCCATATCTGCTGCGCTACTATCAGGTGAGCCAGATATTCGACGTCTCGCTGCAGGGCGGCCAGACCGTCGATATCCCGTCGCGGTGGTTCGGCGCCTTCGTCTGGGGGCTCGCGCTCCGGCTGGCGTACAGCTACGCCGCGGAGAAGATCGCCGTGCTGCAGCCGATGGCGGACAAGGCGCTGCTCAGCGCGATGGAGGGCGACACGGAGAACGTGCCACTCTTCATCTCACCCTCGCTCGGCGGCTATTACGTGAGGTAGCGATGGCGTGGCGCTTCCACGGCCGGGCGCGCACCAGCCCGAGCAACCCGCACGCCTATGCGGTCTGCGATCGGTGCGGCATTTGGCACAACCTCGTTGACCTGCAGTGGCAGTGGCAATGGGCGGGCACCAAGCTCCAGAACCTCCGCATCCTGGTCTGCGAGCGTTGCCTCGACGTCCCGCAGCCGCAGCTGAAGACCCGCATCATCCCCCCGGATCCGGTTCCGGTGTTCAACGCGCGCCCTGAGAGCTTCTCGGTCGACGAAAACACGTTCCTCGCCACCAACGACGGTCTCAACCTGGTGACGAATGACGGCCTGCAGCTGGTGACGAACTGATGGTCGACTACACCACCTACGTCTCTCAGCTCGAGACGATGATCGCCATGGATGCCGCCGATGCGGATTTCCCGACGATCATCCCGGCCATCATCAACTACGCCGAGATGCGGATTTACCGCGAGCTCGACCTGATCTCGACGATCTTCCGGGACACCTCGGTCACGTTGGCCCCGCAAACCCAGAACGCTACGCTACCCAATACCTTCGTGACGGTGCAGGGCATCAACATCCTGACGCCGGTTGGCGGTGCGGTGGCGTCAAGCGCCAGGGTGCCGCTGGTCCCCGCGTCGAAGGAGCTCGTCTACGCGCTTTGGGGCGATCCGACCGTGACCGGGCAGCCTCAGATGTTCGCCATGGTCGACCAGTGGAACGTCCTGTTCGCGCCCTCGCCTGATCTCGCCTACACCATCGAGGCCTATGGCACTCAACGACCGGCGCCGCTGTCCGCGTCGAACACAACGACGTTCCTGACCACCTATCTCTACGACTTGTTCCTCGCCGCATCGATGATCTTCGCCTCGGGCTACATGCGCAACTTCTCGTCGACCGGCAGCGATCCGCAGATGCCCATCAGTTGGGAGAGCCAATACCAGGCGCTGAAGGCCTCGGCCAACGTCGAGGAACTGAGGAAGAAATCCTGGTCGGACGCCTGGACCGCGTTCTCGCCGACGCCACTGGCGCAGCCGCCGCGGGGCTGATCGATGCCTTTGCAGACCATCGTCCTGTCGCCTGGCGTCAACACCCAGTCGACACCGATCCAGAATGCCGCCTCGATCCAGACGTCGCAGCTCATCCGCTTCAAGGCGGCCGGCGAAATGGTGCTGGTCGAGAAATTAGGCGGCTGGGAGAAATTTTATTCGGCCTCGATCGGCTCGCCCGTGCGGGAAATGCACGCCTGGGAGGGAATTAATTCCGATACCCACCTCGGAATTGGTGCCGAAAATACCCTTGGCGTGATTTCCTCGGGGTTTTTTCAGGATATTACGCCCAGAATTCTGATTTCCGACACGACGCCGAATTTTTCGACGACCTCGGGCAGCACGACGGTCAACATCGTCGACCCGAACATCACGACCACGATTTACGACACGATTTATATCCGCACGCCGGTCGCGGTCGGCGGCATCGTGCTGCAGGGCGCCTATGCCGTCGCGCTCGTCACGGGAGCGAATAGCTACAACATAACTGCGGCCTCGCCAGCGACCGCAACCGTGGCCAATGGCGGCGCCGTGCCGGTGTTCACGACGACGTCTGGCTCGCCGACCATCAATGTGATGCTTGCGAACCATGGTCTTGGCGTCGGCGGGAGTTTCGCGGTGCCGACGCCAACGGCAGTCGGCGGCATCACCATTTCGGGGACCTACATCGTCCAGACGGTCGTGGACGCCAACAACTTCACCATCAACGTGTCGAGCGCGGCGACGTCCTCCGCTTCGGCGTCGATGAACGGCGGCAACGTCGAGATCGCCTATTACATCGGCATCGCGCCAGCCGCGACATCGGCCGGCTACGGCATCGGCGGGTACGGGCTTGGCGCCTACGGCACCGGCGTGCCGCCGTCGCCATCGCCGGGCAGCCCGATCACAACCACCAATTGGACGATGGACAATTGGGGCGAGATCCTGATCGCGGCGCCGACCAACGGGCCGATTTACACATGGTCGCCCGACAGCGGCTACGCCGTCGCCGTGAAGGTGCTCAACGCCCCGGTGATCAACGGCGGCATCTTCGTTTCGGAACCCTCTCAGATCCTGGTGTCGTGGGCATCCTCGATCAACGGCGTGCAGGATCCTCTGCTCATCCAGTGGTCGGATGCCGGCGATTACACGAATTGGGCGGTGACGTCACAGACCCAGGCGGGCGGCTACCGGCTCCCGACTGGATCGAAGATCGTCGGAGGGCTGCAGGGACCGCAGTTTGCCTTCATCTGGACCGACATCGACGTCTGGGCGATGCAATACATCCAGCCGCCTTTCATCTTCGGCTTCGACAAGCTGGCCAAGAGCTGCGGGCTGATCGCCAGGCACGCTGCGGCCGTGGTGAACTCGGCGGTCTACTGGATGGGGAACAACCAGTTCTATGTCTATGCCGGCGCCGGTGTGCAGCCGATCGTGTGCTCGGTCTGGGACTTCATCTTCCAGGACCTCGATCAGAACAATCTCGACAAGATCCATGTGGCGCCGAACAACGGCTTTGGCGAGGTCGCCTGGTACTTCCCCTCGGCATCCGGCGGCACCGGCGAGGTCGATTCCTACGTCAAGTTCAACTTCATCCTGAACTGCTGGGATTGCGGGCGACTCAATCGCACGGCGTGGATCGATCAGTCGGTGCTCGGCCAGCCGATCGGCGCGAGCTCTGCCGGCTACATCTACCAGCACGAGATCGCGCTCGACGCCGACGGTCAGGCCATGGGCGAGTTCTTCGAGACTGGTCTTGCCCAGATCGCCCAGGGCGAAAACCTGATGTTCGTCGATTGGCTGATCCCGGACTTCAGATACGGCACCTATGCGGGACCGCAGAACGCAAGCCTGAACATCACGCTCAACTATACGGACTATCCGGGGAGCGCGCAGAAGTCGAAGGGGCCCTATCAGGTCTCGTCGAGTGTCGACTTCCGAAATCCTCGCGTGCGGGCGCGAGAGATCGGCTTCACCGCGGCCGGAACCGGTCTCGGCTCTTTCTGGCGCATGGGCGGCCTCCGCTACCGCGCCGCACCTGACGGGAAACGGTAATGGGTGAATCCAGAGACACTTTCGGCGGCAACACCAACAGCCTGTCGAGCATCTTGTCGACGCTGCAGCAAGGCGTGCGGGCGCTCTACGACATCGGTACCAAGATTGGAACGATCTTCCCACAGGTGAGCGGGACGAGCACCACGGCGACGGGCGGCGCGATCACACCGCCGGCACAGGTGGTCGGATATGTGACCGTCACGCTGCCGAACGGCACGTCGGCCAAGATCCCCTACTATAGCTGAGTACTGCGATGGCCGACCCGATCCCTTATGCCCTGCAGCTGGCAGGCGAGCCCTATTCAGCGCCCCATGTCGGGCCTATCCGCTCGCATGTCGCCGGGCGAACCGACCACATCGCCATGGACGTGCCCGCGGAATCATTCGTGATCCCGGCCGACATCGTCTCTGGCATTGGCGAGGGGAACACGGAAAACGGCTTCCGCGTCTTCAGCAAGCTGCTCGGTCTTCCAGACAGCGCGACGCCGGCGGCACTGCAGCGCGCTGACGGCGGCAAGGTGGGATCGCCAGTGCCGATCATGGCGGCCGGCGGCGAGATCGTGGTGCCTCCCGATGTCGTCAGCAAGGTCGGCGGCGGCGACATCAAGCGAGGGCATCAGATCCTCGACCACATGGTGCGCCAGCTCCGCAAGGAGCACATCAAGAAATTGAAGTCCCTCCCCGGCCCTCACAAATAGGCACCCCAGCATGACTGACGATGTGCGCCTCGCGGTCCCGGCCGACGAAGACAAGATCATTTCGATGATCCGCCTGCTTCACGACGAGAACGGTCTGTTCCCGCTCTCGGAGCGCAAGGTGCGCGAGTACATGCAGCGGTTCTTCCGTAAGGAAGGCGCGCTAATCGGCGTCGTCGGGCCCGTCGGCGACCCTGTCGGCAGCATCTACCTCGAGATCGGTCAGCCCTATTATTCGGAAAGCTGGTACCTCAACGAGGCGTGGAACTTCGTCCACCCCGACCATCGCCGTTCCGACTACGCCAAGAAACTGCTGGCCTGGGCAAAGCAGATGTCGGCCGACATGCATCTTCCGCTGATGATCGGGATCGTCAGCAATCATCGGACCGAGGCCAAGGTCCGGCTCTACGAAAAGCAGCTTGAAAAGGCGGGCGCGTTCTTCGTCTGGAACCGCGAGTTCGCCGGGCCGTGCGCATGGGATAAGCACTGATGGGCGGCAAAACTAGCACAACCACGACTACCAATACGCCACCACCGCAGGTGATGGCGCAGTATGAGAAGCTGCTTGCCCAAGCGAATCCCATCGCGGCTACGCCGTACCAGGCCTACACCGGCGGCGTGAACGGTTCCGGCTTCGAGCAGAACCAGCTGACGGGCTTCAACACCATTGCCGGCCTCAACGGCGCCTCCAATGATGATTTCAGCGCAGCGTCCAATGCGCTGACCGCCGCAGCGGTGCCGACCTCGGCCTCCGTCGGGCAATATATGAGCCCCTACATCTCCGGCGTCGTCAACTCGACAATGGCGAACATGCAGGAGCAGAACGCCCAGCAGCAGCAGGGCGTGCTCGGCAACGCGATCGCGCAGGGCGCCATGGGCGGCAACAGGGTGGGCGTCGCCCAGGCGGAGCTCGCGCGGCAGCAGAACCTCGCCAATCAGTCCACCATCGCGAACCTCTACAACACCGGCTATGGGCAGGCGCTGAGCGCCGCACAGGCGCAGCAGGCCGCCAACCAGGCTACGGCGGCCGGTTTCGCCAATCTCGGCCAGACCGCGATGCAGACCAATCTGGGGCAAGCCGCCGCCCAGGTCGGTGCCGGCACCCAGCAGCAGCAGTACAACTACCAGCAGTATCAGAACGAGCGGTCCTACCCGTTCCAGACGCTTGGCTGGCTCGCGAACATTTCGGAGGGTCTCGGCTCCGGCATGGGCGGGACGCAGACGACGACAGCGCCGGCCGGCAATACAGGCGCTGGTATCCTCGGTGGTCTGTTGGCGCTTCCATGGGCCAGCGGTGGCGCCGTACACGAAGGCGGGCGCCCGCGCCGCGCCCAAGGCGGCGTCATCCCGTCGTCGCCGTATTCGGGCGCCTCTGGGATCGTTCCCATGAACGACAATCCGATGCCGGCCGCAAACGACAATGGGGGTGCTAGCTATGTCCCGCAGGCGGCGACAGGCACCAATGGCGGCGGCTCCACGATGCCGACCGGTGGCGCACCGCAGCAGCAGGCGCCCCAGTCAAATCAATCGCTTCAGCAGGGTTTCTCAGGGCTTGGTGCCAATCTCAAGAAGCAATATCCCAACGGCATTCTCGCCGGCCTCAGCGGTGATCCCGGGTTGCCCGCTACCGCACCTATACCGACGCCAAACCCGATGACCGGTGAGGCAGGGCTCCCGGAGAAGATTGGCGATGTCGCAGCGCCTGCCTCTGGCGGGATTCTGTCCGCTTTGGGGTCCATCTTCGGCCTGAAGAATGGCGGTGTTGCGCGCGGCTATGATGATGGCGGCGCGGTCGATGGCGATCCTCTCCTCGACAGCATCAAGGCGCTTCTGGGCAGCGGTTCGGATGCGCCGAAGCCTCTGACCGATCAGCAGTTCGGCGATCGTGCTGGTGCGCCCGCACCGCAGCCGCTGCCGGATCAGCAATTCGCGGATCGGGCCGGCGTGGTGCCTCCCCCATCGGACATTGGTGTTCCGCTCCCGAGGATTTCCAGCACGCCTGTGGTGACAGCGCCGATTTCGCCGTCGGCCTATGCCGGCGCGGGCGTCTCCGCGCCTCAGCAAGATGCGTCAGGTGTCGTTGCGGCTCCGCCGCTGCCTGCTCCCAAGACCATCGCGGACTTGCCGGTAAAGACGGTGCCGGAATATCAGCCGCAGACGCCAAGCCAGTTCTTTGGCCCGGACGTCAATGTCGCCAGCTTGCCGGCCGGCATGCGGAACAACAACCCCGGGAACATCAAGTTTGTGGGACAGCGCGTCCCCGGCATCATCGGGCCATCGCAGAACACCGACCAGGGCGACCCCCAAGCGGTATTCGATAGCCCTTACTCGGGCATGCGGGCGGCCGCCAGCTTGGCACTGCGCAAGAACCAAGGGGGTGCCACGACTGTCGATCAGCTTGTTGCTGGCCAAGGTGGCTGGACGCCCGGGAACCACGCCGCGGCGGCAAATATCGCCAACACCATGGGCATTTCGCCCACAACGCCGATCGACCTGGCTCAGCCCAGCCAAATGAAGAACTTCCTTCGCGGGCTCGTCACCCAAGAGCATGGACCAGCCGGGCGGTTGTATTCGGACAACCTGATTTCGTCTGCGGTCGACGGGCTCACGGTGCCGACTGACGGGAATGCCGTCGCCTACAACGGGGCGACGACCGGCAATGCCGCAACCCCGGCGCTCGCAGCGTTCGCGAACGGCGACAATATCCCGCAAGCGCCCTCGGCTGGGGTTGCGCCGACCGGGTCGACTGGTGTGGTCGCACCCTTCACCAATGGCGCGACCCCTGACGCCAATTCGCAGGGCCGCCCATACACCGCCGGCATCATCGATGCGGTCAGAGGGCTTCTCCACGGCGAGATGCCCAACCTGTCGCCTGATGCGCGCATGGCGCTGATGTCGGCTGGTTTCGGCATGATGGCGTCCAAGAGCCCGAATTTCCTCACCGCTGTGGGCGAAGGTGGCCAGCAGGGCGTCAAAACGTATCAGGAGCGCCAGCAGCAGGCTCGCGAAAACGCGCTCGCTCAGTCCGAGATCGCGACGCGCGCCGGCAATCTCGGCCTCGAGGGGCAGCGTGTCGACATCGCGGGGCAGCAGCTGGCGCTTCAGGCGAAAACGACCGCGGCCGATATCGCCCAGACCACGGCCAACACCGCAAAGACCGGCGTCGAGACGGCCGCGCAGCGCTTCCAGCAGACGATCACGCCGGCCGGCATCATCGTGCGCGATGTCACCCAGCCGATGTCCCCGCCGAAGCTGTTGACCTGGGATCAGCTGCAGAATGGCCAGTCCATTCCGGGCGTGTCGGATCAGACCGCCGCACCGCCGACGGGCAGGCCAGCGTCGCCAGCGCCCGCGGCAGCTGCTCCCGCTGCCCCGGCCAAGGAGCCCGTCGCGCAGGCGACCCCTGTGCAGCCGGTCGGGCCGCAGCCTGCCAGCGCCGGCCAGGTCTTCACCCGAGCGGCGCCGCAGCGCATCCCGCTCGATCCGCGCATGTTCTCGCCGACCGGAACGGAGATCGTGAAGGGAGAAACCACGGACGCGCTTAAGGACGCCCGCGCCAGCTATCAGGCATCGGTGAGCGCAGAAACCCAGCTTGCCGAAATGAAGCACGATCTCGCCACGATCAACAATTCGGCGTGGACGACGCCCGGCACCGGCTTCGCGGCTCGCGTCAACTTCGCGAAATCGGTCAACACCGCCTTCCAGGGCATGGGCATGGAGGCGCCGATCGACGAGAAGGCGGTTGCCGCTGGCGAGGACCTCAACAAGCTCACCACGCGCCTCGGCTTCGACCTCTCATCGGCTCTCGGCTCGCGCGAGGCCGCCAACATCGTCAACCAGGCTATCGGGGCGGTACCAGGCGGCGCAAACTCGCCCGAAGGCGCGCGCCGCATCATCGCCGGCATTCAGGCCGCCAACCAGCGCAAGACCGATTACTACAACTTCTTGCAGGACTGGGCGTCGCGGACCGGCGGCTCGATCAAGGGGGCGGATGAGTATTTCAACACGCATCAGCCGCCCGAGCTCTACGCCCTGACCACCATCGTGCCGCCCGAGGCGATGCAGCATCTACGGCAGCACCCTGAGACCGCCAGTCAGTTCGACCAATACTACGGCGTCCCGGGAGCCTCCCGGATCGTTCTGGGCAGCCAATGACCGACAATCCCTACGCCCAGTTCGGGTTCTCCGGCGATCAGGACGCCGCCGCGCCAGCACCGTCGGCCGCTCCTGATGCATCGGGCCAGAACCCATATGCGCAGTTCGGGCCGTCGCCGACTGAGCAAGCGGCGACCACGGACGATGACGGCAAGGCCTCGCTCACCTCGGTGGCCAAGAACTTCGGCACCGGCATGCTGGCCGGCATCCCGAACCTTGCCACCACCGTCGAGCACGCCTTGACGCCGCCGGACCTCATCAGCGGTGCCAAGAACTGGTGGGACGTGGTCTCCGATCCCGACGCATGGAAGTTCAGCGGGCCGGCAAGCCCTGAACTGCAGGCCAAGATCGGTCAGGCAAACGCCAATCGGAACGCCAGTCTTGGGCCCGGCATTGGCGAAACCATCAAGCGCGGCATGGGCGAACTGGGCTTTGACCCCGACAATCCGGAACAGTTGCCGCAGCCGCAGAACGCGCCGGAGCGCATCGCGAGAATGGGCGGCGAAGGCCTGTCCAGCGCCGTGGTGTTCCCCGGCAGCCCTTTGGTCAACGCGACCGTGGGCACCACGTCGGGTATCGGATCCGGCATCGGTCGCGAGGTCGCGCCAGACAAATACAAGGACCTGGGCGGCTTGCTCGGCGGCCTCCTCGGCGGTGGCGTCGGTGCTGTCGCCTCTGAGGTGCCATCTGCCGTCGGGGCTGGCGCCCGGTCGGCTGCAGACTATGCCGCACCCTTCACCACGGGCGGTCAAGAGCGTCTGGCGGCAAAGACGATCGCCAACGCGGCCAGCGACCGAGATGCAGCCCTGCAGGCGCTCTCTCAGCCGCAGGAGATCGTCCCGGGATCAATGCCGACGACTTTCCAGGCGACCGGCGACACTGGCCTCGGACAGCTGGAGCGCGCCGTTGCAACGAGGTCGCCAGACGAATTCCTGACGCGTCGCGCCGATCAGAACGCGGCCCGTCTCGATGCGCTTTCCGATATACAGGCCGAAGGTCACCCTGAGGCCGTCGGGTCGTTTTTCCGCGACCAACTCGACCAGATCGACCAGCAGATGCAGGCCGCGCAGGATGCTGCAGCGACTTCGGCCAGATCGGCGACCGAAGGCCTTGGCGGTGCTCAGCCGACAGACGTGCTCGGGGAGAACCTCCGCACGCCGGTCCAAAACAGCGTCGATGCCGCCAAGGCGAGCGAGCGAGCGCTGTGGAAGGCCGTCGACCCCGACGAGACGCTCCAAACCGTGGCGGCGCCGATCAAGACCGCCTATGCGGACGTCTACGGCAATCTCGGGCCGGAAGGCTCCATTGGCCTCACGCCCGTCGAGAAGCAGCTCGGCGACGTCATCCAAGGGTATGGCGACGCCTTGCCGCTCCAGCGCGCTGTCGCGCTCCGCAGCGTCATTTCCAAGGCGATGAGGGATGCAAATTCACCATTGCAGGCCAATTCCATCGCCTACGGCCGGCTCTCTCAGTTGCGAGGGGCTGTCGAGGACGCTATATCTCAGTCCGTGAGCCAGAAGGCGGCCGACGAGCAGTTGGCAGTGCAGACTGGCGCGATGCAGCCGGAAGACATGATGCTGGAGCGGCTGCGTCAAGAGGTCAGTGACTTCCAAAGTGCAAAACGCGCCCAACTCGTTGGAACGCCTAGCGGCGACGCTGGAGGAGCTCTCGCCCGAGGACCGCGAGTATTTCCTCGCCAAATGGGAGCAGGAAATGAAGCGGGACGGCCTGCTGTCGGGGCTGAGAGCGGTTCGCAGCCTCAAGGAACGTTTCTCGACCAAGGAGCCGCCGACCGGCTGAAACAAGCCACCGCGGCCACCGCGCAGCGCAAGCAGACCTTCGGCACCAAGCCAGTCAGCCAGATCCTTCAACGCCCCGGCTCGACACAGCCCTACAATATGCCTGGCGGTGCGGTCTCGTCGACCGCGTGGAAGGCTGGTGCCGGCGGCGGTGACGCCGTCAACGCCATCCTGAAGGCCTCGCCGGAAGCCGTCGGGCCGCTCAAAGAGATCGCGGCCGCGTCTCTCCGCTCGAAGGCTGCGGACGGCATCATCACGGGAAAGACGCTCGACGCATGGAAGGCGCAGCACGGGCCGGCGCTGAAGGCATTGGAGCAAGCCTCGCCGGGCTCGACGGCCGCGTTCGAAAATGCAGCACGGGCCGGCGACCATCTCGCCACCCTGGCGCAGCAGCGCAAGGATGCGCTCACGGCCGTCGAGAAGAGCGCGATCGGCCGCATGCTCAAGGTCGAGGATCCCGCCGACGTCGTCAAAACGGTTGGCTCGATTTTCAACCGCAGCGACGCCGTGAAGACGATGCGGAGCCTCGCTCAGGCTGCGTCGCGTGATCCCGCGGCACTGGAAGGCCTCCGCCGCGCGGTCATCGAGCACATGGAAAGCAAGCTGATTTCCAACACGGAAGCCGGCACGTCGGGGAAAAACCTAATCAAATCCGATGCTTTTCAGTCGTTCCTCGGGAAGAACTATACCGCGCTGCGACAGGTGTTCAGCGATCAGGAACTGGGGTCGATGCGCGCCATCGCCCAGGACCTTAAGCGCGCCAACCGGTCGATTGCGTCATCGAAACTGCCGGGCCGCTCGAACACAGCGCAGGATCTCTCGGCCATGGCGTCGGCCGACCTCAAGCCGACGCTGCTCAACAAGATCATCACGCATGCCATCGGCGGCGGCGCCGGTTTTGCCGCCCTCGGCGATGTGCTGACGCCTGGTCTCGGCACCTTGGCCGGTATCGTCGGCACTCACGTTCTCGGCGGCATGCGAGAGGCTGGCATCCGCAACGTCGAGGACCTGATCCGCGACGCTATGCTTAACCCCGATCTGGCGAAATCACTCCTGATGAAGGCGCCGAAGAAGATCGACACCGGGTCGGAGCTAACGCTGGCGAACAAGCTCCGCCGCGTCGGCATGTTTTCGGCCGTGCAGAACAGCGGCCAGCAGTAGCCAGGCCAGAGATCAACAGGACTTTTGAGGGCGCTCTTTCGGGCGCCCTTTTTCGTGGAAAGCGCCGATGCCCTCAACTTTCACGCCAAACCTGAACCTCGAGCTCATGGCGACCGGCGAGTTTTCCGGTACCTGGGGCCAGCGGCTCGACAACAACGTTTTCAGCATTTTGGATGCCGTGCTGGGCAACACGCTGGCACTGCCGCTGACTAACGTCAATGTCACGCTCAACACCGCGCAGAGCCAGAACAACTTCATCGACTTGAGCGGCACACTTACCGGCAACGTCATCATCACCTTCCCCGCGATCGGCCGCACGTACTTCATCCGAAATGGCACGACAGGCAATTTCACGGTCACCTTGAAGACCTCGGCCGTCGGTGGCGCCACGGTGGTTATCCAGCAAGGTCAGAGCGGGTTCTTCGCCCTCAACGGCACAGACGTTCTTGCTGTTTCCAACACGCTCTACTCGCCGACCTTGACCACGCCGACGGTCACCGGCTCTCTCACAGTAAGCAGCACGGACGCGACTGCGGCTGCGAACCCCATAATCGACCTGTTTCGGGACACAGCGTCGCCAGCCGCGAGCGACGTGCTTGCCCAGGTCCAATGGAACAGCCGAGACAGCGCGGCGAACAAGCAGACTTATGCCGCAGACGATGTCCAGATCACTGACCCGACATCAGCCACGCGATCGGCCATCCGGCGCCTATGGTCCGTCATCTCAGGTGCGCTTGCGGTTCGGTTCAATATCGGCGCGGGGCTCTACAGCCAGGGCGTGACCGGCGGCGACAAGGGCGCCGGGACCATCAATGCTGGCGCCTACTACGCCAACGGCACCGCGCTCGCCATCACCAAGATATTCGACAGCGGGCAGCAGACGATCACCTCCGGGGGTGCCTTGACCTTGCCACACGGGCTTGGCGTTCAGCCGAAGCTTTATATGGCGGTTCTGCAATGTGTCTCGGCAGAGGGCGGCTTCAACGTGGGCGATGAGACACAATGGCCCCCTAACGGGAGCAACGACGGGTCGGGCAGTGCGAACGGCTACGTAATCGTCCCGGACCCCACGAACATGAATATCCGCTTCGGCAACAACAACCCTTGCATGACGCCCATGCCACGAAAAGATAATGGTGCGGACTTCGATCCTACACAATCCAAATGGAAGCTCGTGGTGAGAGCGTGGGCATGATCCAGCAACGCCACTGACTGAAAAACAAGGGCCGCGCGAAGCGGCCTTTTTCTTATTCCGCCTCTCCCCCAAAGCAAAGGACGTGCCTTCACGGGCGCGAGCGTATCGCTATTGGCAAACACGACCTTCGACCAACTTCCCGCCAGCGCAGGCCTCTCCGGCAACGAAATCGTGCCGATCGATACTCCGATCGGGGGCGGCAGCTATGTGACCGGGCGCACAACGGCAGCCGCAATCGCCAATCTTGCCTCAGCAGTCGGCCCGGTCGTCCTGGCTGAAGCGAGCCCGCTCTATGCGGAAGGACGTATCCTCGCCGGCACGCCCGGAGACATCAGCATCACCGACGGCGGTCCTCTCGCGAACATCGCTGTCGACCTCGTCGACACGACTGTCGCCCCCGGAACCTATGGCAACACGAGCGCAATCGCGCAGTTCACGGTCGACCAGAAGGGCCGCATCCAGTCGGCCGGCAACATCGACATCACCGGCACCTATCAGCCGCTTTCGGCCAACCTGACCTCGTGGGCAGCGATCACGCGCGCCGCCGGCTTCGATTCTTTCACCGCGATCCCCTCGAGCGCGAACCTCCGGGCGCTCATGACCGATGAGAGCGGCACGGGATCGCTCTATTTCCAGAATGGCAATCTCGGCACGCCGTCGGCTGGCGTGCTCACCAACGCCACGGGATTGCCGGTCACCACCGGCATTTCCGGCTTGGCGACAGGCATGTCGGCATTCCTGGCTGGGGGGACCAGCGCCCAGCTAGCGGCGGCCGTCACGGATGAAACCGGCTCCGGGTCGCTGGTCTTCTCCACGTCTCCGGTCCTGGTGACGCCAAACCTCGGAACGCCCTCTGCCGCGGTGCTGACCAATGCGACGGGCCTGCCGGTGTCGACCGGTATCTCCGGGCTTGCCACCAACATGGCTGCATTCCTCGCCGGCGGCACGAGCGCTCAACTGGCGGCTGCGGTGACAGACGAGACGGGCTCGGGCGCGCTCGTCTTCGCCAACTCTCCAACGCTGGTGACGGCTTCCTTGGGCTCGTCGACCGCGACCACGCAGACGCTTGGAGATAATTCCACCAAGCTGGCGACCACCGCCTTCGTGCAGGCCGCCGTCAGTGCCACCACGACGCTCCCGGCATCAAAATACGCCACCACGGCCGCCCTGCCATCCGTCACCTATGCCAACGGCACCTCGGGCGTCGGCGCCACGCTGACAGCGACCGCCAACGGCGCGCTCTCAATCGACGGCACTGCGGTATCCGTCAATGACGTCGTCCTGATCAAGAACCAGGCAGCGACCCTCCAAAACGGCATCTACACCGTCACCGCGACCGGCAGCGCCGGTGCTCCGTTCGTGCTCACCCGCGCGACCTATTACGACCAGTCGACCGAGATCAACCTTGGCGACAACACCTTTGTCAGCGCTGGCGCTACCCTTGCCGCCACGACCTGGCAGCAGAACGGCACCGAGCAGCCGGTGATCGGTACAAACCCGATCACCTTTGCTCAGGTCGCCGGCACAGGCACCTATACCGCTGGCAACGGTCTTTCGCTCACCGGGACCCAGTTCGCCATCGACACGACCGTCACGGTCGACAAGAACACGGCGCAAACCCTTACCAACAAGACGCTCACCTCGCCGACGCTGACGACGCCAGCGCTTGGCACCCCGGCTTCGGGCGTGATGACGAACGTCACCGGCCTACCGCTCACCTCGGGCGTCACTGGCCTCCTGCCGATCGCCAATGGCGGCACGAATGCCGGCGATGTAGGCACGGCGCGGCTTAATCTCACGGTGCCCGTCTACGTGGCCAACATCGCCGCCCTTCAGGCGCTCGATACCACGAAGGACACAGTTGCCATCGTGACCCAGACGGGGCGAGCGGGCACCTTCGTCTGGACATCCGGCAACTTTTCGACCCAGATCGCGGCCGATACTCTACAGGGCATCTACGTGAAGGCGACGGCCATCGCGTCGAGCTCCGGCGCGTGGGTGCGCGTGTATGCGTCGCCAGCGTTCGCCAAATGGTTTGGAGCAGTCGGAGACGGCTCGACTGACGATGCTGCGGCCATCAACGCCGCCCTCACTGTCGCCGGCGTTGTGGCGCTGGACAATCTGGTCTACGCGGTCGGCAGCACCATCAACATCAGCACAGACGGGCAAGCTTTGAGCGGGCCACCGGATCGCCCCGGCGGGACCTTCAACGCGTCTACAACGACCGGCGCCGCCCTGAAATGGATCGGCGCAACTGGCGGCATCGTGGTTATCCTGGGCAGCCAGACCGCTGGCGTAGACATGCATGGTGGCGCGCTGCAAAACGTCCAGATCGACTGCGGCGCGGCCGCTAACTACGGCCTGCAGGTCAAGACGATCGATAATGCAACGGTCGAAAGGATCAAGATCCATAATGTTCGGGACAATGCCTCAGCTGCGGGGCTCAACCTCACTTCGAACGTCAACGCGTTCTCGCCGATAAACTGCATCCATAACTGCTCGTTCCGCGACATCTCCATCGCGACATCGAATTCCGGGTTCGGCATCTACAACAATACCCTCGGCACGACAGGCGGGCAGAACACCACCAATTGCGTGTTCGACAACATCCACGTCACCCACAAGAATAATACGGGCTTCCAGTTCTCCGCGATCGACACCTCAGTGCTCACGCGCATGGCAACGAGCAGGCTGGCCGGTGGTACCGGCTCCAATCTCTACCTCGATGGCAATGCCGCCTCGGGCAAGATTGTCGAGGGCAACGTCTTCGACCTGTTCCATCCCTACTGCGCGGACGGAACGCCGCTGATCTATGCGGACGGCCAGTATTCGAGGCAGAACAAGGCGATCTTCACAGGGGTAGACGCGTTCGCGATCCCCCAGATCATCAATGGCGCGGAGATATTCTTCGAGTTCACCGGCTCGGGGTATTCGGGAGTGATTGCGACGGAAGCTCCGTTCAATCGCGTCCCTCCACTCCAGATCACCAACTACGATTCCAGCGATCCCACCAAGCTCGACTGGTACGAGGAAAACACATGGACACCGGGCCTATCGTTCGGCGGCGGCACGACGGGTCTGACTTACACCACGCAATCAGGCTGGTATCAACGGATCGGACGCACAGTCCTGTTGCACTTCCGCATCACCATCAACGCGAAGGGGTCTTCGACGGGGGCGGTGCTCTTGACTGGCCTGCCGTACACGTCCGCAGCCCAGTTCGGCGGCTGTTTCATTGATTCCTATTCGGGCATGTCGGGGCTTTCCGGGGGCATTCTCGGGCAGACCACCAACAACAGCAACACCGTCGCGCTGAACACCAACTCAGCCACGGCATCGGTGGCGTTGGCCGATACCAATTTTGCCAACGGCTCTGCCATTAACGGCACCATTCTCTATCGAGTGGGCAGTTGATCTGGGCTTGCCGCTGCTCTAGAGGTGCCGGTATGCGGCCGAGACTTGACGGGTTGGATTCGTTACGGGGCATGGCGGCCGTTTCTGTCGCCATTTTCCACAGCGTCGTGCTCCTCGACCTTAGCAACGGCAGGCCACCGGAATGGTTCATGCAGTTGCACATCGCGGTGCCGTTGTTCTTCACCATTTCGGCGTTCGCCTTATGCGCCGGCTATTCGGCGAGCCTAAGTTCTTGGCGCGGTGTCCGCGAATTCTACTGGCGGCGCTATTTTCGGATCGCACCGCTATTTTACGTCATGGCGACGGTGTGGACCTTCTACACGTCGTCCTACCCCAGCATTGAAGACGTCGTTCTGAACGTTGTTTTCGCGTTCAATTTGCTGCCGGGGAAAGATGGCAGTCTGGTTGCCGCCGGATGGTCGCTCGGGGTCGAGATGCTGTTTTATGTTTTCTTCCCGTTGCTGCTGTTGGTCCTGCGAGATGTGCGTTCGGGCGCCGCTGGCCTCGTGGCATCAACAGTGATTGCGGCCGCGGCTGCGGTGTTGATGGCGTCGGTGCCTGACCGCTTCGGGTGGCATTTCTTCGTCGTTCAAGGCCCCTATTTTGTCGGCGGGATCCTTCTATTCCACATCTTCGAGCGAGTGGCACGCAACACCGTTTCGGAGCGCCGCACGTTGGCTTTGCTTTTGATGGCGTCGGTGATGCTCGCTTTGTCCGTCCTGGCGATGGTCGACCGCCATGCATTGACCTTCATGGGCTGGTACGCCCGCGAGAACATCATAGGGCTCTTGCTAATGCCTTTGGTGCTGGCCTTTGCGGTCTTCCCTTTCCCCGCACTGGTGAACCGGGCCACCATATTCATCGGCACGGTCAGCTACGGCGTATATCTAATCCATCCGTTCGTGATTGCGACGCTTGGTAGGACGGTGGCTCAACACATGGCCGGAAAGCCGGCTTGGCTCGTCGTGATCACGACGATAACGACCGTTCTGAGCGTGACCATCACGGCTGCTGCGGTAACGTATTTCGGGTTTGAGAGACGCGTCAGCAACTTTGGCCGTCCGGCTCGAGTTGAAGCATCGTTCTCGGCCGTGTAGGCACTCACCCGGACGTTCAAAGTGCCAGCACGGCGCAACTAGTATTTCTTCCCGAAACTTGCTAGCCACTTTGGCCTTAGGTTTCGGGAGCAGCGTCATTATGACGGAACAGTTCAGAATCGTTCGTGACGCGGCAGAAATATCAGAGCTCTCTAAAAAGACGCGCTCGCCACTGGCTGATCTGTACTTTGCCAGGACCTCAACCGCGCCATCAATGAAATGGCTGCATTACCTCGACATCTACGACCGATACTTATCCGCCTATCGAGACTTGCCGGTCCGCTTCCTTGAAATCGGCGTCGCGGATGGCGGATCATTCAACGTCTGGCGCCCCTATTTTGGCGACCGGGCCGTTCTATACGGCATCGACATCAGTGACAGCAGTATCGATAAGGTGAACGCGCTGGGGATTGGTTGCCATGGGCGCGTCGGGAGCCAGGCCGATCCTGAATTCCTCGCCTCGGTCGTTTCGGAGATGGGCGGTCTCGATATCGTCGTTGATGATGGCAGCCACATAGCTGAGCACCAACTTGCGAGCTTCCGCACGCTATTCCCGCTGCTTTCGGATGGTGGCCTTTATATCTGCGAGGACCTGCACACGTCGTATTGGGATGACTGGCAGGGGGGCCTACGCCGGCCGGGAACGTTCATCGAGGTTGTCAAGGACATCATCGACTGCCTGCACAAATGGTATTACCCGATCGACAACGCGATGGTGGACATGGACCTGCATACCAAGGTCCCCGCGGTTCACGTTCACGACAGCATGGTGGTCATCGAGAAGGCCAAGGTTGACCCCCCGGTCATGCTGATCAAGTAGGCGCTACAACAAAGGCTCGCTTCGGCGGGCCTTTTTCTTATCCACGACACAAGAGGCTAACATGGACCGCAATTTCCAGCGGGCGCTTTCGCTCGTCCTCAAAACAGAGGGCGGCTGGTCGGACAATCCGGCGGATCCTGGGGGCGCCACCATGAAGGGCGTCACGCTCGCCAATTTTCGCCGCTACGTCCAAGCCAACGCGACCAAAGACGATCTGCGCAACATCACCGATGCGCAGCTCGCAGTCGTCTACCGGAAGTTCTACTGGGACGCCGTTGCCGGCGGCCAACTGCCCGACGGCGTCGACTATGCCGTCTTCGATTTCGCCGTGAACAGCGGCGCCGGCCGGGCGGCGCGGTATCTGCAGGCGGTGATCGGCGTCGGCCAGGATGGCAGCATCGGCCCCGCGACGCTTGCCGCGGCGGCTGCCAAGCCTGCCGGCTTCGTGATCGACCACGTCTGCGACGCGCGCCTCGCCTTCCTCGAAAAATTGCCAACCTGGCCGACCTTCGGCAAAGGCTGGAGC